CCTTTGTGCTGCTGTTCCCGCCCCAGGAGGGGCTGGACACCTGGGTGGCGGTGTTCGACGCCTGGCGGCCCCGGGACACGGTGGGCGATGCGGAGATCCGGGACCACGTGCCGTACCGGGACTGGGAGCGGGCGGGGTTTATCCACCTCTGCGATGGTGACATCATCGACTACACACAGATCGAGGAGACCATCATGGAGGACCGGGGGCGGTACCAGCTGAGATGCCTGGGCACCGACCCCTACCTCTCTCGGACGCTGACCCAGCGGCTGATGGATCAGGGGGTGGAAGTCATCGAGATCCCCCAGACCATGACGGGGATGAGCCCCGCCATGAAGGAGCTGGAGCGGCTGATCCGGGCCCATGAGATGCTCCACGTCCACAACACCGCCGCCAGGTGGTGCTTTGGGAACGTCCGATGCGCCGTGGACGGCAACGAGAACCAGAAACCCATGAAGAATCGCTCCACTGGGCGCATCGACATCGCGGTGGCGTGGATCATCGCCATGGCGACGGCTTTGCAGTTTGAGAATCTGCCGGAGGACAAGCTGAGACATGCGGTGGATTCTGGTGAGTTTTCCTTCTAAGCATGGGCGGGCCTTGATGCCCGCCCCCTACAGGGTTCGGCGGCTGCCGCCGGCAGGGTTGGGGCCCCTGCTGGGCTTGAGTGCCTCCTTTCGGCAGCGGGGAGCGAAAGCTCCCCCTGTCGGCGGGAGCCGTCGAATCCTTCAGCAATTGCCACCGGCGGGGGTGGGATGACCCTGCCGGATGTTTCCTCTCCTTTTTCTTTTTTCACAGGCAGCGGGGGACTGCGGTCCCCCCTGTCGGTGGGAGTTGCTGAAAAAACAAAAGTGTCCAGGCTGGACACGAATGGAGGCTTTATGAAAAAGCAGAGAGATCGACCCCCGGTGTGGAGACAGATCTGGTGTGGGCTGTGCTTGCTCTGGCGGAAGTTCGTGCCGTCCCTTGCAATCGGCGTGGGGTGCGGGCTCATCGTGTGGGGCGTGACCCTGATCTACCGGCCGGCCGGGTTCCTCGCCGCAGGAGTGGCGGGGATCGTGCTGGGGGTGCTGGAGATCATCGGTGATGGAGGTGAGGATGGATGAGCCTGGCTAGGGGTATCCGCAAGGCCATCGGCGGAAAGAGCGCCGCGCTGGGCGGCGTGCTGACCCTGGAGGACGTTGGCTGGGACAAGTGGAGCGAGGACAACGTGGGGCTGAGTCGGGACAAGGCAATGAAGCTCTCCACCGTCAATCGGTGCGTGGAGATCCGCTCCACCACCATGGCCATGCTGCCGGTGTACCTGATGAATGAGGGCACCAAGGAGCGGCTGCCCGACCACCCAGTCTTCTCGGCTCTGGGGGACCGGGCCAACGAGGCCATGAGCCGGTTCGACTATGAACGGCTCATGGGGTGCAACCTGGATCTGAAGGGCAACGCCTACGCCTGGATCAACCGGAGCAACCGCACCGGGCAGGTGACTGAGCTGATCCCCCTTCAGCCGGACCACGTAACGCCCTACATCGACCTTAGCGGGACGCTGTGGTACATCTACCGCAACCGCCGCACCGGGGAGCTGTTTAAGCTCTACCCGGAGGACCTGCTGCACTACCGGGGCTACTCCACCGACGGCATCGAGGGCATCTCCATCCTGCGCCGGGCCGCCCAGACCATCCGCACCGGATTGGAGGCGGGCCAGTATCAGCTGAATATGTACCGTAACGGCGGGCGGCCCTCCGGGGTGCTGACCGTGGAGACGGACCTGGGCGGACAGGTGGAAGTCACCCAGGAGGACGGCACCACGGAGAAGGTGGACCGGAAAGAGATCATCCGCCGGGCCTGGGACAAGATCCACGCCGGGACCGGCAACGCCTGGCGCACCGCTATCCTCGACAACGGCATGAAATATGAGCCTATCTCCATGACCAACACGGACGCCCAGTTCGTGGAGAGCGCGGAGCAGCGGGTGGCGGATATCTGCCGCTTCTTCGCCGTCCCCCTCCACATGGTGTACGCAGGGAAGCAGAGCTATAACAGCAACGAACAGAACGTCATCGACTTCGCAAAATTTACCCTACAGCCCATGGTGACCCAGCGGGAGCAGGAGGACACCTACAAGCTGCTGTTGCCCAACGACCGGAGCAAGGGCATCCGGGTAAAGCGGGAAATGAAGGCGCTGCTGCGGGGCGACACCGCGGCCCAGTCGGCATGGTACAGGTCTATGCGGGATTGCGGCGTGTACAGCGTAAACGATGTGAACGCCCTGGAAGACCTGCCTGATGTCCCCGGCGGCGATAGACGGCGAGAGTCGCTAAACTACGTCCCGCTGGATCTGTGGCCGGAGCTGAGCCAACAGAGGGCGACGGGCGGCAACCCCGAGGCATAAAAAAGCCGCCCCGGTGGGGGCGGCGGGTCAGCTTTGGTTTTGGTAGATGTTGGTCAGGGCGTCTGTGAGTACCTGGGAGAAGTTGACGTGTCGTTGCTCCGCGAAGGTGTTCAGCCAAGCGGGGATCGTCAGGTTCTTTCGCACCGCTTTTTTGCCATATTTCTCCGCATAGGCGTCCATATCCAGGACAAGGAGGCTGACGAATTCCTCATCCTCCAGGTGGACGTCCTTGGACGCGCTGGCCGGAGGCACCGGATTCCCATTTTCCAGTTCATCCAGTACCCAGCCGCTGGCGGCGTCCTGGCCCATAAGGATCGCTTCGTCCAGGGTGTCCCCCTCGGTGACGCAGCCGGGCAGGTCCGGGACGGTGACCACAAAGCCGGGCTTCTCCGCACAGGGGCTGAAAACAGCGGGATAGACAAGTCTCATAATAGGACCTCCTCAAAAATATCGGACGGAGCAAGGGGGCTTATTTCAGCCCCGCTTGCTTCAGGATGGAATGTACGGTGTTGATGTCGAGATCGCCTTTGTGCTGTGGAATGGTGACCTTTCCGGGTTTCGAGGGATGCTTGAACTGCTTGTGGGAGCCACGTGTTGACTCGTGGTACCAGCCATCCCGGATCAGGAGCTTTTCCACTTCCCTTGTCCGCATAGGCTATCATCTCCTTACAAGTATATTATGCGCATAATGCGCACAAAAGTCAAGAGGAAAATCAAATAATTTCGGAAGGGAGTGATTTGAACGGACATGATTTTTAAGGCCGGACGGCTGGAGAAGGCCGCGGGGGGCGAGAGCGAGATGGCTCTGGTGAATCGGCAGACCCTGCGGGAGATGTCGGAGGACGAGGTCTTCCTGTTCCGCCTGGCGGCCTGCGACAACCTAGTGGATCGGGACGGCGAGCGGTTCACCGAGGCCACTCTGGAACAGCTATCCCAGCTATACGTAGGTCAGCCGGTGTTGCGGGACCACAAGTGGAGCGCCGACACCCAGACGGCCAGGGTCTACGCCGCTGAGGTGGAGATCGAGGGGGATGCGCGCCGGCTGGTACTGCGGTGTTATATGCCAAAGTCTGAGCAGACGGCGGCCACCATCGTCGCTATCGAGAGCGGTATTTTGCGGGAGTGCAGCGTGGGGTGCGCCGTGGAGCACTGCGTCTGCTCCATCTGCGGGGCCGACCAGCGCAAGACCCTGTGCAAGCACGCCCCCGGCCGGGAGTATGAGGGCCAGGTGTGCCACATGGACCTGGATGGGGCCTCAGACGCCTATGAAGTGTCTCTTGTGGCAGTCCCGGCCCAGGCGGGGGCGGGCATTATCAAGTCGAAACGCTATGGCGGGCAGGAGATGCCGGAAGTGATCGATCTCGACCCAAAAGACGTTAAAACTCTGGCGAGGGCCAGATTGGCACTAGAAAAAATTAGGTTTGGAGGTACGAAGTAATGGATCAGAAGCAGAAGCTGTATCAGCACAAGGCCGACCGGGACGCGGCTCTGAAGGCGGCCGAGGCCGCCCTGGATGCGGACAACCAGGAGGAGTATAACACCCAGATGGAGACCGTGAAGGGCCTGAACACCAAGATCAGCCAGCTGGAGGCCCTGCTGGCCGAGAAGGCCCTCTATGGCGGCGAGGATCCCCAGGACCCCGCCCCCGCCGGGAAACCCCAGGTGGAGAAGAATGCCGGAGAGGACAAGCCCGACGCTGTGAAGTCCTTCGCCGACGCCGCCCGGAAGGGCTTCCCGGTGGAGAAGGCCGCCGGGGACATGATGCAGTCCGGGGAGGGCGCCGACGGCGGCTACACCATCCCCCCGGATATTGTCACCAGGATCATTGAGCTGCGGGACAACAAGGAGAGCCTGCTGAGCGAGGTGCAGGTGATCCCCGTGACCACCTCCAAGGGCCGTCGGACCCACAAGAAGCGGGCCCAGCACACCGGCTTCGCCACCGTGGCGGAGGCCGGGAAGTTCGGCAAGACCTCCACCCCCCAGTTCGTCA